TTTTAAGATTCTTAATACCTTTAATAAATGCTTCAGTTGTGTGAGCTAAACAAACACCAACTTCAACACCAACTAACTCACCTTCAAGTTCATTAATCGGTTTAATTAAACCCTCACCTGATGGAGAAGATGTTGATGTATATTCTATTTGTTTTTGTACCCACTCAGCGGCAGGTAAATGATGCCATGGGTCTGAACTGGTTTGCCTTGTTGGTGGAGTATAAAATCCAGTTTCGGTGTTAAATGTTATAATATCACTCATATTTCTTCCTTATGTAATCATTAATTATTGGTACTCTATTATATTGGTGCAGTAATACATACTTATCTCCACCTCCAGTATACATATGTTCTCCATCCCAAAAAGGTTCTGGACTTAATAGTTTAGGTCTAAACCCTTCAATTTTTCTAGGATCAACCATCGTACCACATTGACATGACCAGTTTGTCTCATGGTCATTAAATTTGGTAATATCTTTATAAGGTTTAAGTGAGAGTAATAGATTCAAGGCTGCTTGGTCAGGTCCACCGCCACCAGGAACGAAAGGTGGAGCCGCACTTAGAGTTAGATATACATTATAACAAAAGTCTAGGAAATACTCATATTGACCTGCTATAGTACCTGCATTGTAGATTGGTGTCTCAGCCATATATGAAGTTGCTAAGCCACCAAAAGATTGGAACATATTATGAATACCCCATTCCTCATCTCTGTATTTTAAGCCTTCACACCCAACACATATCTTTTTGTCACCTAAATTCTTTTCTAACCATATTGATGGATCAGATTGGAATATAACATCAGCCACATCGGTTGAAATGACATATCTTGGTTTGACAACAAAGTTCTTTAAGTATTGCCAAATATGTAAGAATCTTATATTAACAATATTGAATTGTTCTTTAGGCTCTAATGGTATAACAGTAAAACCTAAAGCATTTAACTTTTCTATAACATCAATTTTAATGTCATATGTTACCATCATTTTTCTACCACTAAACCCTGAATTCATTAAAGAATCAACCCAAGGTTTTATTTTATCATAATTGTAACCAGTAATAAAACCAATTACTATGTCGTTGTCTTTTTGCGCCACGGAAAACCTCTATCATATTTTTTATTCATCACTTCATTACCATTGATAAAGAATTCTTCAGATACGGAACCTTTACCTCCATCAACACGATAACTTACTGTGTATTCATTTGTACAATCCCATTTAGGGAAATGTTGGGTTACTGCTTGTAGAAATACTCTGTCTTGGCCCCAACCACCATGCCAAGCTGAAGCTAATTTTACAGCAATACTTGTCTTAAGGCAATAGGAGTTTGTATCTATATGATTTATACCATGATAAGTTTGCCATTTACCTAAAGATTCACAATCATCAAAGCAAGCAAAGTCACCATTCTTCTTATGTATTTTTCTTAGAGAATAACACCAATCAAGATTTCTGGACTCGATTGTTTCAATACAAGATTTAACATGACCTTGGTATAACCAATTATCTTGGTCAAGGTACATCACATAATCTGTATCGACAAGGTGTGTAAATGCTGCGTAGACTCGGTGACCATAAAATCCTTTGGCACCAACATTGATAGGTAGATAACAAAGCTTAACATTTTTGTGTTTGATATAATCAAATACAATCTCAGTCACTTTTGGTTGAAATTCACTACCATCACATACTACATAACAGGTTGTTGGGTAGGTTTGTTTTAATACAGATTCAATTGCATTCCGAACTTCGGGAGCACCCGTAGTCGGTATAATCACAGTAGCACTCATGTCAAGCTTTCGTTAGTTTTAAGATTCTTTCGATTTGTTTTTCAATAAGAGGTTTTCTATTAGGCCAATATATATATTCTTTATCTCCAGTCGAATGTAACTTAGAGAGAAAAGGAATAATAATCTTCTCTACTTCATGTAGTCTTAGTTTATAATCATCGGCTGTCTCAGCTGTTTTATTGATAACTGAATTATATTCTTCTTCAGATACGGCAGAGAAACCAAAGTCATCTTCGGTCTCATATTCTTTTGCGAGTTTATCAAAGTCTATTAGTGGCATTATAAGTTTATACCCAGAGCACCAGTCGTACCAAGCTTATTAGGATTACTTTTACCTCTCAAACTTATCCAAGCTTTTTCCATATCGCCTTTCCAATTATTATATTCTTCTAACCAATTTGCATATGCCAAATATTTAAATTTTAATTGGTTAGGACCATATCTTGTTGCCACAGCATATATAACGTGTTTTCTTCCTAGAACTTGGTCATAAAACATATAGAAATAATTATGTTTTTCTTTTGGATTACCTTCTTTAGAAGCATTTTGTAGTACTCTTTCACAGATTACGCCAATATTTGTAACATTTTCATTAATTTTTGGATCAACGGAAGATTTTAAAATTAAAGGTAAGGTAAGCAATACTATGTCGAAATTTTTCTTATCTGATACCATTTCTTTTACTAATGGACTTTCTTTTCTATAAGTTAAAAGTTTTGAAGATATATTAATTATTATATCCATGTAAGCATTTGCTACTTGGTCATTGGTATATTTTTTAGTTTTACTTTTAAAGTCCACAACTCTATCTTTAGATGACTTGCCAAAATATGCTATGGTTTTTAAAAGTTCATTTCTCATGACAGCTTTAGTTTTACTATCAGATAATAATTTACCTAAAGCTCTTATTGGATACATCACTCCTATAGAAGTAACAGAACTTTCAACACCAGCCTCTGCGACTATTTTTGGACCATACTGATTTTGTTTCAAATCTGCTAAATTATATTTACTCAAATTATTATACCATTCTTCAACAAGTTTTACATCTTTATCAAATAAATCTTGTAGTTTTATGGTATTGGTACCTCCAGTAGCAAACTTACCTTCTTTAGCGGCAGATAATTTTGCTTTAACACTTATTTTCAATGACTGTTCTTCTTTTTCTTTTTGTGAAATACTACCGCTTGCGACACCTTTAAAATCAATATAGAAATCCATAAGAGATGTGGTGGCATCATCTGGTACAAAAATTTTAATCTCTTTTTTACCTAAAATATTTTTATACTTGGCTGGCATATGCAATAAATCATTAACAATATAAGCATCACCAGCTTTTAATAAAGAAGCTAAATTAATAGCACTAATTAGTTCGAAAAATTCAGCATTTTTTTCATTCTTAGGGATATTATACTTAATCATATTTGTACTAGGCTTTATTGCGTTATTCAATAAATCATGATAAGCATCTTTATCTTTTTGAGAAGTAATTACACTTGAATCAATATGTTGTAATACTCTTTTTTTCATTTCAATTGCTGATAACCATACACCAACAACAGGGTTTTGTTTATTAATTAATTTTGGTAAAAGAGTTAACGCAGATGGTTGTTCTTTTAAGTAGATAACATAAGTTGTTTCAGTATCATCGATTGTTGTCGATAAAAAATTTCCAGAAGATGTCTTAATTCTTCCATTCAAATTAATATATTTTTTATATGAAGTACCAATTTTTTTCTTTAACAAATCTTCAATATCATTTTGATGGTCTGCTCTTTTTTTAGGTTGTACATTTGCTATAAATTTTGGAACCATAACAATATATCGTACAGCTGGTTTTTCTGTAGTTTTACCTTTAGGTTTAATTATTTGATTTATAATATAATTTGATAATACATCTTCTACTATTTCTAGAAAATCTATTTTTTGTGTAGCAGCCATTTTTTACCTAATGATTTGAATGTCTTTACCTGAAGTCCATACTTCAAGCTCTGTTCTTAGTCTACCCTCTGTTTTGAGAGTTTCATATCTATTTATTGCTTTATTCCGCCACCACTCGATGATGTTTACCAATTCATGCTTTTCATAGTTCTCGCCTTTTACCAATTGGTCGGTCTTACAATTCATATAGTCAACCATGTTACTAAAACCATAGTCTGATATATAAAATCTTTTTTTCTCTGTCAACCTTTTAGCGTTCTCAATCGTTAAGCTGAATGCCAATCCTTCATCAGTACCTCTAAGTGCTGATTTAGTTAAAGCTATTATCTTGGTGAAGCTCCTAAGCTTTCTACTTGTGGTAGATTCATCTTCACCTAATAAATCTCCAACCTTATCTTCCACATAATCTTTTAGGTCTGTATATCTCTTTCCATTCATCATTGGAATAAAATCTGATTCAGTTAATCCTTTATATCTAATATAAGGCTTCATACCATCATATTGTGATGATTGTTTTGTTGAACCATATAAACTAGTAGTCTCAAATAAACAAAGGTTCATGTCATATTTTTTATTAACCATTTCTCGAACTGTATGTGACGTACAGATAGCTGCCAATAGTTTACCACCTAGATAATTAAATCCAAATGGTTGTGCTGGTACAATTGCAAATCCCATTATAGTAGATTCATTAAAACGAGCAGCGGTATCTTTGTTTTGAATCCATACTTGACCAAGCATATCATTACGAGGTTTCATATATATCACAGGTGAAGCCAATCGAATGAAGCCAAGTATCTTCTGTGTATTTTTTTCTCTCACAGCAAAAGGAATATTTCTTCCTACAGGAGCTCTATTAACATGAGAAGATGTAATACTCAATAATGTTTCCCATTGACTCAATGGTATTTCACATACTTCAATGTCCATATCTTTTGGGTGCATTGAAAAATCAGAGAACAAATCATCTTCTGGTGGAAATAAAGAAGTTGGTAATTTATCAATTGATTGTAATTTTTCTTCTCTCATATATTGTTCGATATCCACGGTACCATTAAAGTAATCATGGAATGCCTTGGCACAATACAACGCATCAACTACTTTCAATTTCTTTTTTTCAACTATCATACTTTAAAGCCTTCAAATTTTTTATCACGATTACCAAAAGTGTTTAATGGTTTGTCATCATGTCCTGCATCAGTAATATTCATTTGACCTGATTGGTCAATATCATACAACTTCATTTTAGCCCTATCAACACCTACTGTAAATCTTTTGTAGTATGATGGGTCGTTATACCTGTTCTTCAATTGCTTTACCATGATTTGACCAAGTGCTTCTAAATCTTCACTTGTAATCAAAGCAAACATCAAGTCTGCTGTTGCCGGCAAACCAAATGATTCTGATGTATCTTCTAGTCCTGGATCGGAACTTGTAAACCCACTTCTAGTTGTTTGAGTCGCTGATACAATAGGTAAGTTATATTCGACCGCAAGTCCTCTAAGTTCCTCAGCAATAGATTTGACATAGGTATAGGAGTTAATATTAGAACCAGCCCTAATACGAGCTGAACAACAAATGTTAAGGTAATCCACGAATATAATATCGGGAATAAAAGATTTCTTGAGATTGAGTTCATTAAGTAGTGTCCTAAAGTGGATAGTTGATGCTGATGCCGTTGGGTATTCTTTGATGATTAGTTTACCAGTAGTTTTGCTTTTAACTCTTTCAACTTTTTTATCATAAAGATCCTTTGGTAATTCCATCAAATCATCTAGTGTTACATTCAATAGATTGGCATCAATTCGTTCTGCTATTTTTTCTTCGGCCATTTCAAGTGTGATGTACAAAACATTTTTGCCTTGTACCATTGCTCCTGCAGCCATATGGCACATGAACAAACTTTTTCCCACACCAGTTCCGGCAAGAGCGATATTGAGCGTCTTAGCAGGTAGTCCGCCTTTTGTAATCTTGTTGAATATATCCAAGTCAAAAGGGATTCTTTCTTCTTTTCTGTGGTAGAATTCGTATCTTTCATCTGAGTCCTGTAAGTAATCGTGGCCAACTGTTGTATCAAAGCTTATTGCGAGAGCGTCCGATAATATTTTGGGAATCGCACCTTTATCGTTGGTCTTATCTTTTCCATCGAGAATTGAAATAGACCCCAATACTGCGTTGTAAATTGCCTTCTCTTGGCAAAACTTTTCTGTTTTATCAACAAGCCATTGAATCTCGGTTTTTGGATTATTATCTTTTTCAATTTCCGAAAGATAATCTTCACACTTCTGAAGTTCATCATCTGTAAGATTTGTTTTTTCCTTGACGGCAATGCTAAGCGCTGCAATCTCCGGCGGGTTATTGTAAGTTTCCGTGAATGATGTAATTTCATTAAATATTGTCCTCTCTGTTCTGTCAGAGAAATATTCAGGCTTAATAAATGGTAATACTTTTCTTAAAAAATCTTCATTGTAAATCAGGCTGGTTAATATCGCTTGTTCCAGTTTCATCAATAACTTCCTCATCTATGTTACTACCCATAATCTCCACTAGTAAATCACCAATGTAGTTCTTAAATGCCAAATCTTTTTCTAGTTTCTTCGGCTTGTCCACCTTGGATTCTAACACATCGTATTGAAAAAGTAAATGCATTTCATCATTCTTTTCCTCAAATTTTACTTTACCATATTTGTAAATGGTATCAACATAAGGACCGGTTAATAACCGAATGTGTACGGCTTGTGCATCATCTTTTGGGTATATAAAACAATAATCAAATCCTTCAAGCATCTTCAGTTCCATTCATTGTAATTACATCATCGAACAAATCTTCTTCACCACCTTGCATAATCTCGGCAGCCGCTACACGATACTTTTCTTCAACATAAGTTTGAAAAGATTTACTAGTAATGATTGACATCCAGAAATCTTTGGTGTCGGTATCTTTTATTCGATACTTTTTATCTTCTACTTCACCAGTATCTTTATCTACCTTAGAATACCATCCATTAGAGGGTTTGATAACATGGCCGGATTCAATAGCGATATCAAGCAGACCAGACCAACGGCTAATACCACCATCAAAAGATACAGTAACAGGTATCTTAGATTTTTCTTTAACATATCTACTCTTTTCTACATTAATAATAAAATTGTAACCAACGACTTCAGTTCCTTCTTTTTCTTGCTGACGGCCAATAATGAAGATGTTATCAGCCGAATAATATGAACCTGTTCCACCACCTACGATTGCTTTGGGGAACATACCAATTTCCATGTAAGTATGATTCACTACAACCATTGGAATATCTTTTAGATTCAAATGTGGTGTGACCATACGAAACAATGATTTAACTTGTTTTGCTCTGGACATATCAGCAACAGATTTACCTTCAACTGCATCATCAACTTCTTTCTTTGACGCCAGGTTACCAATAGAATCAATCACAATGATTAGTTTATCACCACGTTCAAGCTGGGTTAATTGTTGCATCACATCATGTTTCAACTGTTCAATATCAGTAAGAGGAGTATGCAACACCCTATTAGTGTCAATACCAAAAGAATCGAAATAAGATTGGGGAGTACCAAACTCAGAATCGTAAAAAAGTAGTGCAGCATCTTTGTATTTGTCCAGATAGGATTTGGCCATCAAAAGTGAAAATGCTGTCTTAAAGTGTTTCGATGGTCCAGCCCACATTGTAAGACCTGGTGTTAAACCACCATCCAGTTTACCACTCAAAGCCACATTGATGATTGGCACCGATGTGGTTATCATATCTTTATTAGTAAAAAATTTCGACTTAGATAATATAGCCGATTCTTTAACACTACTGTTCTTTTTAATTTTGTCAAGTGTACTCATTTATTTTCCTTTTCACGAAATGCATATTCAGCATCATAATCATACTTAGGTTCTAGTTTTCCCTTTCTATTGGGAAACCCTCTTTTCTTACGACCATAACCTTCTTCAATGTCGGCTATGTTTTTTATATCAACTTCAACTGTCTCTGTTACAGAAACAGGTTTTGGTTCTTTTACTGGCTCTGGTTCTACTGGTTTTGGTACTTTAATCCTTTGTTGCATTGATATATTTGCTGCTATCAATAATAACACAGCTAAGGGGTCAAATACAACCATGATTAACATGATTACCAATCTTACTGCTTTATCAATGGCATTATTATCATCTGTACCATATATCATATCACCAACATATTTTATTGGACCAACTTCTGCCACTAATTTGTTAGACTCTTTGAGTAATGGTAATCGTTTCTTATTAATTTCGGTTAATTCTTTTTGTGTATCCTGAATTTGCTTATCTAAACGATTACTTGCCGTTGATGGATCTTTGGCTCGAGCCAATAGATATTCCAATCTCTCTTTGGTAATCTTTTCTTGTTGTGTTAATATTTTAATCTCAACAGTATTGGCACCTGAATCCATTGTGGAATCAATATGTGCTTTCGATAGAAAACCAAAAATACCCATACTTGTAATCAGCATAAGAATAACAACTGCTGATGTTAAGTATGTTTTTAATAAAAAGGGGCAGGTTTCCCAATTACGGTACAACCATGATGTAGTAACTAATTTACTTAGTTCAAGTACCGACCCCATAAAAACGATTGGCCAAAACGCACCTGTAAAGATGGCGGCTAGACCAAGTATAGAATAATATCCAGCAATGCCAGATAATAATAATGCTGATAGTAATGTTAAAAAAATCATGAGAAGAAGTCCTCTAGTGTGCTTGTCTTTTCAGTTTTCCAACCCATACATTGTAATATAACTTTGATTGGTTCAACGAAGGCTTTATCAAATTGAGTATCATAATCTATGTAATCATGTAATCCAAATTCTTTTGGTAATCTACCTGGGAATGATATAACAGTATCTTTGAATGGGTTTGGCATCTTTAGATAACTATACTTTAACTTTTCACCTTCTTGTATCAAAGGATATTTTTTAGTAAGGTCTTTTTCTTTAAGATAATAGTTGTATAAAATAGCACCCTTCACATGAATTGGTGTTCCCAACTTGTAAAAGGATGTTGCATCATAGTATTTAGCTAATCCGTTACATCCACGTGGTGAGGAGATTTCTTCTGGAGGTAGATTCTTAAATTCTTCTTTGAAATCAGCAATGAATTTATGTATATCTTGTTCCGTTCCTTGTATCATCAGCTTGATAGCCTGCTTCATCTTCTCACGGATAACTTGTGGTGTGGATGATTTGACCATCTCCAGACCCATGACCTTCATGTCTGGTTCGTTATATTGTACACCTTCATTGTTATATACATTTAGAATATACCGTTTCTTGGCAGTCCAGATACCTTTGTTGGACAGGCCTTCACGTTTCATCTGCATCTTCTGCGCATAAGCTTTAGTATAATCAGCAATCTCCTGATAACACTTATCAATGTACGGCTGAAGCTTGTCATCACAGACCTTGTCCATGAATCGGATAATAGCGTTGATATCATCCACTCGATTGTCGTAAACTTTAGTAACAAGTCCTCCAAGGCGTAGATAAATCGAATCAGTATCACTCGCAATAACGTAATCAACATCTTTAGTTTCCAATAACTTATTCATGTATTGATTTAATTTGGCCTCAATCCAACGAATCGAATATTGACCGGCTAGGGTGACAGCAAGAGCCATTCTTAAATCATAGAATCTGAAGTACTGAGAACCTAAAGCACCGTAAGCGGAGTTTAGTGAAACTTTCTTTGCTAGTTGGATGTTGTTAAACTTGGCAATCCGTTTCTCAATCTCATACTTCTTAGAGTCATCTTTTTCATTCTCATATTCTTGCTTAGCTTGCAACATTAATTTCTTAAATTTGCTTCTGTCTGTATACATTTCTTCCATCATTCTTGGCAAGAAGCCTTGAATGTCCGTTCGAAAGAATTGTCCGTTTGGTGTTAATGTTGCGTTCACCAAACCAGAAGTATCAACTGATTTCTTTAATAAAGCATCCACAGAAACGCCTTGTGAAAGTATCTCACGCATTTCATCTGTATAGTCCTGAGGTTCAATTAATGTTTCAGGAGAGATATTGTATTGCATCATCAAATGTGGATACAAACTGTTCAAGTCAAATGAAGCAACCCAATCATGTAAACCAACTTGTACCTCTTTAACATAGGCACCTTCAAAGGCTGAATCTTTTTCTTTGATAACTCTAGGTGGTACAATGATATTCTTTTCTAAAAGATAGGAATAAGTCATCGCATCCCACATACGGGTCTGTGCAAAAACATCTTCAAAGTTTGATTTGGTGTCGTATGCCAAAGTTACTGCCAGTTCAAGTAATTTTAACTTATCTTCAAATCTTATAATAAGTTCAACGTCACGAATGTTATACTCAATAAACTTTTGGTAATTCAACCGATACAATGTGTGTAGGTTATCATATTCATCATAAGATATTTTACCTTCACCTAATTCAACTTGTGCAATTGCATCCAAACGATATGACTCTTGTGACTTACCGCCAGGAGCATACCATTTATATAATTCTATATAGTCAAGTGCGGCAACACCTAGCATTTCATATGCAATTTGTTGTCGGCCATTAATGATTGTCTTGCGTTCACCAATAAAATTCCATGGTGATAATTTCTTAGTTTCAGGCTCACCAAGTATCTTACGAAAACGATTGATGATATATGGGATATCAAAAAACTTGGAGTTCCAGCCTGTAATGATATCAGGACATTTCTTAACCCATAGTTCCAGAAACTTCTTACATAAGGCGTGTTCATCCTTACACTTCACATAGATTTCTTTACCTTGAACTTCATAGATTCCACAACCAAACACAAATGTCTCACCATTTAGATAACTCATAGTAATGGCTGTGATAGGTTCGTTGGCTTCATATGGATCAGGAAACCCATTCTCAGAACCAACCTCAATATCGACTACAGCAACTGATATCTTATCAAAGTCATAGTCAACCATACCTTTGTGCTCATCGGCAATAAAGGCATACTCATACCTAGTTTGACCATAAATCTTATGTGCATTGGATACACCATCAAATTGTTTGATGTATTCTCTGGCCGCACGCATATCAGGGAATATCTTTTGGTCAAGATACTCACCTTGGAGATTGGTAAAGTTAGTTATCCGTCTGGAAGGCATAAAAAGTGAAGGAGAATACTCAATTCTTTCCTTCACTCTCTTACCATTTTTAACGCCTCGATAGAGGATGTAATTACTAAAACTTTGAACGCTTGTATAAAAATTCAAATTTAACCCACAATTAGTTGTTTATTAGGAAGTACAATGCCAGAACCAAAGATTTGATTGTAATTATCTACAAATTCTTTCGCTGGAACATAGGAGTATATCACATTTCTCTTAGCAAAGGCAATAGATTCGCCTGTTTTTTGGTCAGCGTGCATTGGGAATGGTGCAAAGCCAACATTGGGTTGACCATCTTTACCACGAACAATAGCCACTCCTACTGGATTTACCAATACCACCTCTGTCTCTGATTCAATTTCAACTTCTCCTAGTACCTCTTCGCCTGTAATAAGCTTTAATATCTTGATTTCCATATGTTTTCCTTTTAAAAATAACCGGTATAAATAACCATGTATTGAATACTTATATCGATGATTTATTGATTATATCAGAATAACCAATAATTGTCAATATAAAAATATGGATTTTTTCAAATTAGTCGCTGAAGTAGGGTTTCCCATAGCATCCTCTATTGCTGCTGGGTATTTTGTATTCCTAACCCTAAAATTTATTCTAGCTGGTGTTACCGGCTCTGTCAAATCTCTAAGTGGTATTATTACCGCTTTAGACAATCGTGTTAAAACAATGAACCATGATGTTATCAGAATTGATACTCTGATGTCAAGCGCTATGGGTGTAAAACCTGATATTGACCGAATTGCTCGGGCTGATGGTAAAAATGATGCACGGAAAGATTAACAGAGTAATACCATACATTTTCGTTTTTTTATTAATGTTTGGAATAAAA